GGCGCGCACGAACCGGCTATCACCCCCCTGATAGAGATCCTGCCTCAGGTGCAGCAGGAAGGTGTCGATGAACCAGCGCACCAGCAGCGGCGTATCCTGGGCCGCCAGCGGCACCCGCTTGCCGTACCGCGTCGAGAGTATCTTGAGCTGCTGCTCTTTTATGGACGGCTCATAGCCGTAGCGCGAAACCAGCGTGCTCAGCGCCGCGATGTTGCACTTTCCGGCCTCGCTGATGCATAGCTCCAGAAGATGATCGCGCTCGGACGGCTGATTCAGCACCAGCTCACCATGGCGATACGCCTTGAGAATCTTCACCGCCCAGGCGCGAAACTCGGCCGCCTTCGGCTGACGCGAGAGCATGGTGATGATCATGATGCCCTCTTCGTTGAAGCAACGGACAGAGCGGCGTTGCTCTATTCCGTCTTCAGCCTGATGAACCAGTTTGGGGGTGCAGGTGTGCAAATCAAGCTCTTCACGGTTGCGATTGTATATCTTGGTAATGGCCCGATTGGGCTCAGCGTACCCCAGCGCGGCCCCAATATGCTCGCTGGTGACCCAGAGATCGCCCTCGTGTCGATGCATCGGCACCGGCTGCCTGTTGAACTCGTAGACGACCGGCTCATTCATGCCGCACCGCCCGGCCCGCTGAAGGAGCCAATGCCGGTGACCAGCAGCGTGGCCTTGTTGTGGTTGCTCTCCAGGGCGCCCTCGGTGGCGATCCACAGCGCATTCAGCGCATCCTCGATGGCGGTTCCTTTCGGCATCCTACCCAGCTCTTCGCGTGCCTGGCGCAGCAGCAGCCAGTGCTCGGGCAAAATTTCGATCTTCGGAATTCCCGGATTATCGTAGAGTGAAATGTCGGCAGGGGTGATCCTGCGCTTTGTGGCCTTGGCCATGATGGCCTCCTTAGGTTGAGAAATTGCGCCAAAAAAAGCGCCGGGTGCTTCTCACCGCTAAGGCACGGCCCTGGGTATTTCCCCGAAGGGTCTTCTATTCGCCAGGACACCCGACTGTGGAACTTATACTGCCCGTTTTCGGGCACAAAAAAACCACGACATGGATGGCGTGGCGAACGCCTTAGGGGTTGAGAGGCCCCGATGTGTGCTACATTAGCGGCCTGTCCACGTTAAAGTCAAGAGGGGGTTGTTAGGCTGCCCTGAACAGTTATATGCTCGCAATGTTGCCCACCCAATTCAGTTTCTTTGGGTTAAATAGTGGGTTTGTTTTCCTGTTGACGTTTTCGCGTATCAGCCCATCACGGACAAATTCGGCATCATCCGGTGCAACAAAATCAGCTTGGTAGTAGTAACGATTTGCTGCCGCACCAGTCCCGCATGGCTGGCGTAATATTCTCACTGGCTCTAGCTCAGCATCTTTGCTCACGTTCTGGTACATGCCAGGCCGTATGTAATTTCGCTCTTTTGTGGCATATCGTATTTTTAGTTTCATAATCACCCCTCATATAATCATTCATTCTTGCCGACGCCAGAAAGCGTCGGAGTTCTTTCAAGCGCCAGTGGCGGCGCGGCAAAACTCAATCGTTGTACCGCTACCAGCACTTGTCAGGCGTAGTCTGGTGTTCCGGGTGTCCCCATTCAGCAAACCGCTTCATCTCCTTCGGCGCTAGTGGCGCCAGCAGGCCCTCCAAGGCAGTGGCAATCTCGTCTTCGCTCATGCCGTCGATGCTGCGGCAGTTGTCAACGGTCTGCACAATCTGGCGGCAAAATTCGTGCTTTGTCATTTTCGTTAACCTCGCTGTACAACCAGTTAATCAAGCCGACGCCGGTAAGCGTTGGCGTTCTTTTCTGGGTCAGTGGCGGCGCGGCTTATCGCCGCCGTTCAAAATGAACTATCGGTGACGATTTCAACAACTTAGTTAGTTATTCCAGCTTTACCATCTTCTACGATCACATCGCCTGTGATCTCTCCGGACTCGATGGCTTCTGCGAACTCTGCCGACTCGCGCGACATTCCAGCGACGCGCATCAGCTCGCGGATCCGCTCCTCTCTCTTTTTTTCGTTCACATCCATCCGAGCCTTCCCATCACCTCATCGATCGCATCTGCGACTTTCTCAAAATCATTATCGCCCCATTGCCTCGTGTAGGCAACCTCGCCCATGAGATCCTCGCTGCGGATACTCTCTATCTGGCGCAGCATCACAGCATCGCCTGACCTTACGGCCACCCACTGCGCATAGCTTCTGGCCCACATCTCATGCGGCTCGAGCAGGTAGCGCACATAGTCGCGAGCGACTATATGCTGGCTGCCTCCTGGAAGCTTCAGGCGCGACCGGCCGGACATAAGCTTGCGCAGCCCTGATACTGCGTCCGACTTCTCGACTGCATCGATCCATGGCTTGAAGGTATCGCTGCCATGCGATGCGAATCCGACGCCAGGCGTACCATCGAGATCCAGGAAGTGGCCAATCTCATGTGCAAGCGTCAGCTCTTTGTGCGATCCGCCGGCGCGAATACTGATCTTCACACCGTCGCCGCCTGGCCTGTGATGGAATGCACCGAAATACCGTGCGCGTGCCGGTGCATTGGTGATCGGGATGACAGGCAGCCGTCCGTCCGAATGCAGGCTATCGATGCGAGTAAGCACATGCTCTGCCACATCCTTGTGATATCTGGCGACCATGGCATCGGAAACCGGCTTGCCCTGATCGATGTACTTTCCACCGATACCCTGCAACAGCTCCGGAAGAGGCTCGACCGGCTTGGGCTTCAGCCTGGCTACGTCGATACCTTTCCCCTGGTAGCGCTCTTTCAAAACCTTCCATGGCGTTGCGATCTGGCTTTCATGCAGCAGATCCTGCTCGAGTGCTCCGCGCTTCATCCTTGACCCAAGCACAGCCTCCTGGACGGCAGCCGGCTGATCCTTCAGCCAGCTGATGCGATCCTGCTTTCCTTTCTTGTCTTCCTCACTCACCTCATCCGAAAAAACAGCTTCGGTAAAGCTCAGGGTATTCGGATGGGCTGGCCACGGGCTTTTGTCTTTCGGGTAGATGCCCGGGCCGAGACCGTAGCGGTTCACCTTGGCATGCATATCGCATATGTCGGTGCGCGGGTGGTTCGGAGAAAGCAGGAACCTGGTGCCAATCACATCCGGATGCTCGAATGCTGCCGACTGGTACGCCTCGCCATGGGCCCGGTTAATTTCGGTGCGAAACAGGCGCTTTGCATTCTCCAGCGGGTTCCCCTCGCCACTCATCAATGCCATGCCGGCATCCTTGGAGATGCGTAATGCATCCGCCTTGCCGATCTTTGCTGCGAGTTCGGGTGGAATACGATCGCCACGCTGCAAGAACTGCTCCGCAGCATCGGATGCCGACTTCCCCTGGATGACTGCCTGCTGGATGGTATTGCTCACGACATCGCGCGCATGTCGATCGATACGCCACACCCGATCGGAAAGCTGCAGTCCATCGGCTGCGACAAGGTGCTGCACGTATTGTGCAGCTTCTGTCCCTATCCTTACCAGGTCGCCATGCGATATGGCTGCTGCGAAAGGTTCGGTACCAATCGATGCCGCTGATGCGATGCCTGACTCAAGTCTGTCGCCACGCACATTCGAAAGCGCATCGAGCCGTGCATTCACCTGGCGCAGAAGCTGCTGCAGCACATCGATGCGCACGGTTCCATCACTGGCGGCTGCGGCCTCGATGTCGGCCGAGATCTCTCTCGATGCCTGCCGATATGCATCCTGCAGCGACTTGAGCGTATCGGAGTCGAGCACGCGCATGCGGCTGCGTGCTGTTTTGGATGCTCGCTTGATCGATGCCTTGATCTGCTGTCGTGTCATTGGTTGCTGATGCTCGTCGCCGACTCACCTTTCGGATGGTTGCCAGGTGTGATTCTGACGTCCTGGGTTACTCCTGCTGACGTCGGGCGGATGTTCCCTGGCTCTGGATATGGATCGTTGCGCTTGCGCTCCTCTGCGAGCATCTCGCGGATCTGCTTGGGATCCTCCCCCAGCCGGCGCCAAATACGCTCGATAGGCATGCCGAGCGCCTTCCACTTCAGGCCGAGATCAGCGGACTGATTCGACGTCTCGGTACGCCGCTCGGCGAATTTCACTTCGAATGAGTGGTCGAGCGGATTTATGCCGCGCAGCAGCAGGTCCAGGACAAAGCCCTGATGATAGACCCATGCCAGTACGTCCTGGGATCCGTCGATCTCTTCGTAGTAGTCGCGCTTGATATCCTCGAGCACGTCGCGCGAAAGGTCGCTGACATATCCGAAAAGACCCTTCGGAGCAGGTGAGCCGGCAAAGAATGTATCGAGCAGGTGAGAAACGTCGGCAATCTGGTCCAGATTCGCATCACCCTGCACAGCGGTCACGGTCCCTTTTCTGTTCATGTAAAAGTCGGTCGTGATCTCGTTTTGGTCGTTCTCGATACTCTCCCTGTAGGCTTCCATTTCCTCATTTTGAGCCCCCTCGAGCACGTGAGCCATGCGAAGCGGTGCCCTCGTTCGCCGGCGCACGACGAGATCTTCCTCCGTCATGCACAGCTGTTCCCAAACCGTCCGTGACGCATCCATATACGGCCGTCCCATACAGCCAAGGTCGTCAAAGTTGTCTGGATCAAGCCGGCCCAGTGTCATCTGAAATAGAGCGAACTCGGCCAGCGTTCGGCCCGTTACCGTGTCGATCTGCCTATAGGCAACGTCTGGCGATTCGAATCGCCCGGATGCACTGACGATCGGGACAATCGACTCGGTCGGCATGCGGATGCCGGCAATCACACGAGCGTCGTCAGATACTACCCACTGATAAGGAAGGTTACCCTCCATCACCATGCCGCGGGCGTCCGACTTCAGCTTCATCGGGTTGTTTAGCCCTACCCTGCGGCTGTATTCATCCCAGGCGCGCTGCACCGCCTTGTTTGGCTTGGTCATGGTCATCATGATGCCACCCTTGATGGTGTCGCGTGCCATACGGCTGTGGATTTTCTTAACCCTCAGATCCTGCTTATCCATCCGGCGAAGGTCTGCGATCATCTGCCTGGTCGCAGGGCTGGCCCACATGCGGTCATAGATATGCCTGATGGCGTTGTCTGCTGTTGCGCGACTGCCGATCTCGCTGCTTCCACCACCCTCGATATCGGCAGTCGGGTCAATTGCCTCCGGTGCTGACCCTCGGCCAAAAATAAGCTTGAAAGGGTTCCAGTTCATGATGCGCTCCTATGCCGTGCGCAGCAGGTCGCTGCGGCTCTGTTTTCTCGACATGACGATGGTGGAAACGTGAACAGCACCGCGCGACACAAGGCCCCATACTGATGCCATGCCGGCATCGAAAAGGTCGTCTCCGATATTCTGCTTCACCATCTTGTAACTCGAATAGCTCGCCTTGGTCACTTCCGCCTTGATGTTGGTTGCCTGCCTGGCAAAAAGGCGGATATCTGCCAGCTCTGGATCTGCCAGCTCGTTGTCAGAGTCGCCCGTATAGGCGAGCACAGCGTGACGGTTGTTAAACAGGCTTCGAAATGCCTGAGCCATCTGGTGCTTCACCATCCCCTCAAAGCGGATGGGTTTGAAAGCCCACTCGGTCCACGTCGATGCGGTGCTCTGACCATCACCAACTGCCCGGCGGTCGATCGTTGTCATCCCTTCCAGGAACAGATCATCGTTCAGCGTAGTGAGCATGCCGATGCCATACGCATCGCCGATCGCTACATCTGGCGAGAAATATCGCCAGTATGCTTTCAGATCTTCCTTCACGATGGCCTCATCTGTACCTGGTACCCAGGTTCTGGCGAAGATAAACGCCGTGTGGGCTCCGATCTGCTCGGAAACGACAAGGGCATACCTTGACGACTGCGGCGCCTCACCGTGCCCTGAATGGTCATAGCCAAAAGATATCAGGCCGCGTTTTTTGTACTGTTCTCCTGGCAATGGCTGGACCGGGTAGATCTTGGCAGCAAGCCCAAGCTGCCTGGCCCACTGTACCCACAGCTCCCAGACAATGTTTCTGGATGCCACATTGATACACAACAGCTGCCGCATAAACTCGTCTTCAGACAGCTGATCACGCATCTGGGCGATGAATCCGTCATTGATCAGACCCATCTCGATGCCGTTCATCACATGCACGATCGGGAGCGGGTACTCGTAGCCATCCGGATCAACAATGCCATCGCGAACGTGCCCTTCTGATATCAGCCTGCGGATCTCATTGCGTGCCATTTCGCCATGGAAGCAGCCTATGGCATGATATTTTCCACTATTTAGCATGTCCGTGAGGGTGTCGGCCCCCTTGAACACGCCAGTTATGCGCACCTGCGGCTTATTCTCAGACTCCATGGAGGCGCCAAGCCTTCGGGTCGACCCCATCATCAGCAGGAACCGGCCATAAAGCCGATCTTTGGGCATGTCATCAACCTCTTCCAGGCTTGCCAGCGTCATGTCGCCGCCGTCGACCTGAGCCATGATGCCATAAGCCCTAGCGAGCGAACGGTTCCCAAACTGGTAATAAGTATCGGCCAGCTGCTTTCGCCCTGATTTGTGAGCAATGTAGTGGGTGAGCATTTCAGAGCGGCGGATGGCATCGAGGTGATAGCCAAGGTTCACTAGGCTCTGTGCCTCTCGTGGTGCCACGATGCCAAGCTCCTGGTCCGGCTTAGTTGCCGTCTGCTCCAGGTTGTACATCTCTTTGCATGCAGTTTTGCCGCCGCGTCGTGTCGCGAAATCTATGGTTCCATCGTGCTGGTCCATCTCGTTCATCTTCAGCACCTGGGCGGCATCAAGCTCAGTGTTGTGCACATACTTGTGCCACATCGCATGATCGCCGGCGTAGCGCATAACCTCACGCTCGGCTACATTCTGCAGGCGTACACGCTGTGAAGAGGATACGCGGTCAGCCATCAGCGTCTTTGCTCGGAGTAATGTCGATCACGCCGTGCGATCGACTGACCATATCCATGAGTGCATTGGCATTCTTTTCGTTCCGTGCCTGCCACTCGCGCATCTCATCCTGTGACACTCCGGCGTCGCCCTTCTTCTCTTCATGGGATCCATCCTGCTGGCGCATGGTCATGCCCTCATCTGACAGGGTCAGGCCTACTTTCCCGATAAGGTCGCCAAGTGTCTTCAGAAGCGGATGAGAGTTTATCTCCTCAATCAGGCGCCGCTCGCCAGCATCATCTGTGTACTCGGCAAGATGGAAGCCACCATCCTTGTCGTAGTACCACTGCGGTGCCTTGATACGGACACCGTCCTGAATGATCGATAACAAGATGTCATCAATGATGGCCTGCACCTTTGCGTGTAGCGATGCGCGCATGGATGTTAAAAGCGTCGGATCTCTTGTCTCAAATGCGATGTGGTGGCGCATGAATAGCTCAGTCTTTTTAAGGCAGGCAACCTGATCGGCACATCCTTCTAAAAATTCACAGCCATTACATGCTGAATACTTGCCAGGCTTCGCAGGGAAATAAGTGGCAACCTCTGCACGTTGCGCATGCTTGATTGCGTTGAACCTGGTCAGCCTGGTCTCTTCCGGCGTTGGGTGCCCCTCGATGTTTCTGGCTGATGCGGCCTTTCCATCCTCGCTGGTTGGGCCTGTCGCACGTGAGTGCGCTTTTATCAGGTTTATCTCCCATTGGACCTGATCCGCCAACTCGTGACACCGTGGGCACTCACCCCTGTAGCTGAATGGGTGCCATGGACGACTTGGGCAATCTATGGTCTCTGTTGGTGATGCTTCAAAGCTGTATCCACACGAACAGCGGAAGTGAACGAGGTCTGATGCCTGCAGATAAACCTTTCCCATGGTCTCATGGTGCGCAAACAGGCACAGACAAAAAAAGACCCCATTGTGTCAGTCGTCCGGGATGCTGATCATGGCCTTCTGGCGACAGATATGGCGCTCGCTAACGTCTACGCCGAGCGATGCCATAGCCTTGCGCACTGTGCCTGGATTGTGTCCATTGATCAGTAGCATGCGTATCACCTGGTTGCGCTGGGCTCTGTGGTAGCTGGTTATCGGTGGCATTTTAATACACAGGGCTGACTGGTCTCCTGGATAAAGAACAGACACCTCGGCCCAAAACACCATAAACGCATCATAGCCTATAGCCTCTGCAACCTTCACAAGCTTCCACGAC